CTAAATACAAAGTACAAGAGCTGGTGGAGAGTGTCGAGATTGACATGGACGAAGTAGAGGCCAAAACAGCAGCTTTTGTTAAAGAATTTGACGACGACAGTGCCACACTTGTGTATGCTGCCGTTGAAATATTCAAAGATAAAATACTAGACGAATTGGGGAGGCTATAAGTGATCCAAGACGTGAACAAAGCGACTGGCGAGCTGTGCGAGTTAGACGCCAGTACACCAGAAGCTGCTGCTGTTGCCTACGACTATCTCACACAGATGGAGGCGATGGCTCGTAGGATGAAGCAGCATATTAAAGAGGATATGCTAGTGCGGATGGGCGATGACGAGGAGCTAGACGCCGGAAACGGCTACACGTTTAAGTTCTCTAGTCGGGCCAGCAAGTATGTGTACCATAAGCCAACACTTAAAAAGTACCTTGATGAGGACGCTATGGACTCTATCAGTGTGGTTGATGTGAAGGCGGCAGACAAGCTGGTAAAAGAGCTTAAAGAGTCGGGTGTGCTGAGCGACGAAGATATTCAAGAACTTAACGACGCAAAGTACGTAGAAAACTATACGAGCGTGTTTAAGCTGGAGAAACTGTAATGCACCTACGATTATTCAAAAAGCGTATCAAACAGTCACTGAACTGGAAAAAGTTACCAAGCAACCTAAAGCCTAGATATATTCTAGAAGAAATGGAGAGCTATGCAGAGAAGGCCAAAAAGCGCAAAAGCAGAAGCGAGCATACACGCACGAGTAGCAGACCATATAAAGATTAAGTGGCCGTTTGCCGTCTTTCACACAGACTACGCCGCCGGCCTTAAAATGACTATCGGACAGTCGACACAAAACAAACGGCTACAGAGTGGGCGTGGTTATCCAGACTTAACGATACTAGAGCCGGTAAACGGCTTGCACGGCCTCCTCATCGAGTTAAAGCGCGAGGACGTGCATTTGTATGCCCGTAGGACAGGCAGCAAGGTGCGTGAGGGCGACTACAAGGTGCGCAGGGCTGGCGACTGGGCAAACAGACACTATGAAGAGCAGGCGGCCATGCTGCTGGAGCTGCTCAAGCGAGGCTACTACGCTACATTTGCTTGCGGCTACGATGAGGCGGCAGGAATCGTTGATAAATATCTATCTGGGGGTATACATACCAAGCACCGGTTTGAACTGGTGCGAGAGTATGAGATGGTATTTGAAAACTACAAAATAGACACTAACAATAATGAGGAGGTGTTTTAATGACACCAGGGCAAAAGCGAGCCAAAAAGCTGCTAGATAGCGACCCTAACTACTACAAAAAGATAGCACAAAAATCAAAACAATCACAAAAACGATACAAAATGAACACAAAGAAAGCAACAATCGCGGCATGGAAGCGGTGGCACAAGGATGAGCCGCTACCGGAATGGATCGAGCAAATGGCTGAATAAAACCAGCCATTTTGCTTGACTTATGCACGACGTTGATATACAATAGAAACGTAATATAAAACGAAAGGACAAGATATGGCTGAAACACAACAGCTAAACCTTTACCAAAAGCTTGCCAAGATAACTGGCGAGATTGGAGTTATTGCCAAAGATGGCAATAACCAACAGCAAAAGTACAAATATATCGAGTACGAAACCATCGCGGGTAAGTTCCGTGAGCTTTTCAGCAAGTATGGTGTTGTACTCATTCCAAGCATGGTCGAGCAGGAGCGTAGCGCCATCACAACTAGCCGCGGCAGTTCTGGCGTAAGTACTGTATGTCACTTTGAATTTACAGTGGTAAACGCCGATAAGCCAGACGATCGCTTTGTCGTTAAATGGCAGGGTGAGGCAGCCGACTATGGCGACAAGGCTACCAATAAGGCAGCTACAGCAGCCGTAAAGTACTACTTGATGCGCCAGTTTAATATTAGCAGCAAGGGCGACGAAGACCCGGACAGCCAGACGCCAGAGGTTGCGGCAAAGCAGCAAAAGCCGGCGATGGCTAGCGTGCGTCAGATTGTAGCAGTAAGTAAGCGACTCGCCGCAAAGGGCGTGACGAGCGATGAAGACCGCAAAGCTATCTTGGGTGCTGCTATTGGCGGCAAGGGCGCTACACTTGACCCAAGCAAAATAACTGTGGTAAAGCTAAAAGAGGTAGCAGACCGAATCGAAGGGGCTACACTCGAGCAGCTGCTAGCATCAATCGATAAAAAACCAGAACAGCCAACGCCAGATGAGTTTGATGGGCCAGTTGACTTTGACAACATACCGGAGTTTTAAGAATGGTAGACAACAGACAATGTGCGGATATGGCAAAGCGGGTGTTAAGCATGTACACTAACCCACTTTCTGCTGCTAACGTTAAGCCGCCGCAAAGCAATGTGAATGTCCAAATAAAGCAGTTTAAAGATGGCAAATGGGGCTGGGTGGTGTATGATGGCTCGCTCGAGCTTTCGCACTCCACACGACCTTACGAGACGAGCCAGGACGCATCAGATGGCGCTGTGCGATACTTGCACTACCTCGGCCGGCACGTCCTTGCGGCGCTTGGCTACACAAATAAAAAAGCATCATATCACGGTAACTACACGGAGAAAATATAATGACAATCACAATCGATTTTGTAAAGCTGTTTGTATGGTTTTACGTCTTATGTGCTATATTTACCGGTGTAACCTATACATTTAAGATTCTTAAAGCAGAGTCAAAGGGTGAGGCTATTGGTAGCGCCATCGGCGTTATCATCGTAGCTATTGCTACATACCTACTAGCAAAAGCATACCTGTAGTTTTCCACAGGCAATGAACAAAGCCGGCAATAATGTCGGCTTTTTCTATTTCATCATACACGACGTTGTGCTATTATTGATACATAACAAAGAAAGGACAAAATGACTATAAAAGAACAGATACGCCACGGCGTATTACATACAAAACACTTTTCCGTTTATAAGGATGTAGAGGATAAGGACGGTGTGCTTTATTTCAAAGCCTCTGGTGAGATTGTAGACATGTACGACTACAAAGATGCCGCCAAACAAATAGAGGCAGAGATGGACGAGCACGGACTTAATACCGCTACTATCTATGTGGACACCGTAGAGTCGTTTGTTGTCGAGCAATAGCACAGAAATGGGAAACCCCTGCTGTCTTCTACATCAGCAGGGGCGAAAAGAGGGTAAAGTGGTTGTGGAAACCAAGGTACTTGGAAGGCCGAAACCCTCCACTAGCTCAATTATAGCACATGATTATTTCGAATCAATAGAAAACCCCGCCGGAAACACAACAAAACGGCGGGGCGTGTTGCCTGGTTGGAGAAAGGACGAGACAACCAGGACTGCGACGTACCCATAGGGGGGCGAATAACTCAAACGTCGTACTTCTATTTTACCAATGGCAGTGTGATATACACAACTACTTAATATGGAATATAGAACGGATAGCGTTTACAAGCCATTGCACCATGCTATGGATCGATACAAGCATTTTGTGGTCTTCGTCTGCTTTGTCGTCCTCTTTAACTTCTGGATCTGCTGGAGTCTCTGGCGTTTCAGGCTCAGGAGTAACGGCACGATTCTGGCGCTCAGCTTCTGCCGCCTTGGCTTCCTCGGCTGCTTTAGCTTTCGCCTCTGCTTCTGCACGGGCCTCGGCTTCGTGAGCTGCTCGGGTAATAGCCTCTTGGCGCTGTCGATACTCCTCAGAGGCCAGCAAATCGCGCTCAATTGCGCCGTAATCCCAACCTTGGGCAATCTGCCCTCGGTAGTGCTTCAGCCCTTCCTCGTCCGCCTCACGGCCTAATACGCGATGGTAGATACGGTTAATCTCATCGATTTGGCTCTGGATAGCTTTGCGGCCGGCCTCGGCTTCCTCTTCGCGGCGTTGGCGCACAATGCGGCCTTCCTGCGAGTTGGCCAAATCCTCTTCGATTTGCTGCCAGTTCCACCCAGCGTCAATTTGCTTTAGGTAGTGGCTCTTTGCGCCTTCGTCTACGTCACGGCCAAGTACCCTGTGGTACAAACCATTAAGGTAGTTTACCTCATCGCTGCGGTCACGAGTGCGCACGATATTCTCAACGTAGCTACGGACACGGTAAATGTTGTAGCCACCAATACGCCATGGTGCGTCGATTGGCGATACGTTAGCGCTGTAGACAGTACCTACACCGTAATCAGCGGTACGTTGGCCGCTAGCACTTACGTTTTCCTCAAACACAGTGCCATCACCCATGTAGATGCCAATGTGGCCATAGCCACCGCCATCATATGGCCAGACGATAATGTCGCCGCGCTTTAGGTCGCCGACACGGTCAGCGATACCCTGCGCTACGAGCGTGTTGCCAAAGTCCTTGGCGTCACCGCGAGCAGCAAATGGCCGTGGTACGTTCTCGCACATCTCAGCCAAAAACCACTTAATGAGGCTAACACACTGCCCGGTTAGTACGCCTTCGGTGTTGTCAGCTAATCCAGCAGGGAAAAAGATGCCAATGCGCTTGCTTGCCCAGTCTTGTGCGTTTGCATCTACTGCCATTATTTAGCCTCCGTGCTCTCGTCGTCAGCGTAAAAAGCTTTGTACAGGCCCTCTACTGCGTTCCAAACGTAGCTAATAGCACCGCTCCAGGTAGCAAACAAGCCCATGCTTGGCAGAAAACCAAGGTCAAAAAGCTGCTTCTCAAGCCCAGGTACAGCCAGCAAGCCAAGCGCTGCGGTCAATACAGCGAGTACGACCTGTAGGCCGGTACGAACTGCGCGCCCAAGTTTAGTGTGTTTGTTAAGTAGTTGTTTTGCAAATTCCATTGCAAACCTCCATTTAATTAAATTGTTATACAATCAGATTGGTGACTAATTTTATATAAACGCCTATATGCGCTATTCTGCTCGCTCGGGTACTTCCAGGCAATCCATGACGTTTGGTTACCAGAGTTATCTTTAACATCCACACAAGCTAACACGGGGCTTTGGCCATCTGCGCCGTTCGCCCCGTTTAGTCCGCTCAAGCCTGCTGCACCAGTCGCCCCGGTAGCTCCGGTCTCACCCTTACACTTGCCGTTCGCACAGTATCGCGCCACGGCTGCGGCTACTTGCTCGTCAGATGCGTTTTTACCGTCACTCCCCTTACAGTTCCCACTTGCACAATATGATGCTACAGCAGCAGACACTTGTGCGCTAGTGGGCGACTCTGAACACTGGTTGGTAATACAGTAGGCTTTAACCGCTACAGCAATTTCTGTAGCGGTTGGTGCTCTACCGTCTGCCCCGTCTCTACCAGACGTTCCAATAACCGAACCGACATTGCGAGCTTCGCCGTCGGAGTAGTAGACGACTAGATTGCCGTTTTTGTCTACTTGGGCATTAGTGATGCTAGTTACTGGCTTTTCTACCTTTGCGCCACCACTTATAGTGACAGACTGGCCAGGCTGGAGTGTAAGGCTCTTAAAAAGAGTGTATCCACTAAAGGCCAGGCTAAATATCATAGCCACCGATAACGCTTTAAGCAGCTTGTCTCTTTTCAACCACTCTACGACGTGTCGTACCTTGCTCATCGTAGCAACCCCCCGCTCCCCCTACTCAGTAATGCAATAGCGATAGGAATAAATGAGGTAATGACAGCACCGACTACGAGGCGAAACAGCCAGCGGTTGCGGTCTCTTGCGTCTGCCGCGTCGGCCTTCAAGTCTTTAATCTCTCCATTAAGCTCGCGAATCTGCGATTCAATATCTTTTTTGTACAGGTCGAGCGCGTAGATAGGCACAAAGCTACCCTCTTTGCGTGCCTCGTGCTTCTGTATGGCGTCGTCTATAGCCTCTTTAACCTCGTATTTGTTCATTGGCGTTAGTTCGCTCATCGCTTGGTGTACTCCATAATCACTAGGGCTGTGCCATCTGACCGGGTGTTGTAACGGAGTTGTTGCACACCGTTATAGACTGCGAGTTTTGCTTGGAAGTACTGCAAGCTCGGGGCTGCCGGGTTGGTGTAACCGTTCGGATAGCGCTCACCATTAGCCATGTTAAGAACAGCATCAAAATTAATGAGGCTATCCACCATAGCAAATGTACCGTCGGCAAAACCATTTTCTTGTCCATTGCCAGTTGTGTTAAATCTGAACACTTTGCGGTAGATTGGTTTGCCGTCAATAAATGTTTTGTTGGTGTTAATTTCGCTTGTGGAATACTTATTCTCATTGAACTGTGCCCAGTCTATAGCATTACGACCGATACTGTTGTCGCCGTAGCCTTTAAAGTTGATTGATTTATCCTTCATGAAACGGCCGTCAACAAATCCTGGTGATGCAAAGTCTCTAATGTCGACGCACTTATTAAAGGTAATCTGCGTGACTCCAGCGTCCACACGCACCTTGGACAGCCCGATAAATGGGTTGCCAGCGCCCACGGCAGACTGTATTTGGCTCTCGCTCGCTCCCTGTGGGTTGCTTGATGGCGCGCCTTGCACAACCATAAGCTTGCACATGTTGTTGCTGTTGTTGGTCACACCGGTTGATGGCGTCACCTTCATGTCAACGTAAAGCACTACAGTATCGATACGCGGGTTGCTCGTGTTAGCGGTTGGTATAGTTAGAGTCTCTGGCGCGTCTAGTCCACAGTAAATACGGTACATCTTGCCGCCGCTGTTACGCGGTAAGGCTGCAATACCACTATCTACCTTCACAGACATGCCCGGAGTGTCGGCGGGCGTCACTACGAGGCCACCAAGCACATCACCTTGGATATGCCAGCTAAAGCCAATCATGTGGCCGTACTCGTCGGTCTTGCCTCCGTCTCTGTTAAATACAAGTCTTGTCATTATGTGTAATCCTTTCAGTTTATATTGTAGTCAAAATATTGATCTTCAGCGAGCCCCTACCAGCAGCATACAGGTAGAATTTACCGCGCCATATACCATTATTGCGCCTGTTGCCGTCTAGCGCGATCTGCCAGCGCTGCGTGCCGTCTACGGGGCGTAATCGCTGCACATGATGATCTACCGATCTTTCTGCTTCGTGCGTCTCAGACTTGACGACAAGGCGATATACGAGGCTGCGTAGCTCCTCACGGTCGCCGTCCTTCGGTACAAAAGTAACGTCTACCACTCGATCGTTAAACCCGACGTTGTCCAAATCAACATCCCACCTATTACCGCTTTGCACGATGCTTGTGCGCACACTGTCACTGCCAAAGCCCTGCTGTCCTAGCTTTATCTCGTCGCGGAATCGCCGCAAGGCATTGATGCGCTGGTAAAGGCGGTTAGCTGTCATCATATCTAGCCTAGACATGCTCTACCACTCCTACTTCTACATTATCGTTTGCTACTATGTATACTTTCATACTCACGGTTTGCCCGGCCGTGCCAGTTACGCCAACTAGCCACTCTACCTGGTTTGTGCGGTTAGACACAAGCGGTAAGGGCTGTACAATCCTCTTAAAAAACTGGCCAAATGGCTTTGTTTTCTGGTCTGTCTCATACACGAGTGTGCCGTCAGGATACCGTGCCTCAAATATAATGTCAGCAAATAATACCTCGCTATGTTTTGCGGTGGCTGTAACGCGTAGGAATTTAGCTCCAGCGTTGCCAAACTGCCCGCCACGAGGCAGTGGCCCTTGCCAGTCGGCCACGGCATTAGTGCTACTCTCAGTAAAACGCATATTATCGCCACTGATTATCTGCGATTCTTTAATCTCGGCCATCTCTCGCTCTAGCTCGGACAATAAAGCTTCGAGCCTCTCGCTCGGCAGCTCGCTCATTCTCTCAACTGTCATTTTACCGATACCTCTATGTAACCAGCACATGTACCGCGCACGCGCACCTTAAGGCGGAGGCGGCAAATGTTACCGGTGTTTAATATGAGTGTTTTCCATCGCGTCTTTAGCGGGTCGCCAGCTAGTGACTCGTCAATCTCCATGAGCTTGCGCACTGTTACTGCTGCGCCGTCGCTGTCTTCGTAGTACAAGCCGCCCTGTATCGAGCTATATTGTGGAAAACTCCACGCCTCCTGGTTTATCATCCCCATATACATAAACATATAGCCGTTTACGATGGGCTGCGTTTGTGAGCCGTTGCCGGTAAATGTTACCGTAATCTCTCGTGAGCCGTTGGGTATCGTGCCGTCGTAATCCCATGTACGGCCGGTCTCGCTCTCATATGTGCGCACACCGCTCTTACCAGAGGTAGGTTGTGTATACTTTAGCTCTCTAAAGTCGATCTGTAGCTGTCTCAGCTCCTCATATAAAGTGTTTTCAGATAAGCGATCAAGTCTAGTCATCGTCTTGATCCTCTTGGATCTGTGGTACTGTAAAGTCATCCAAGTACACTTCTATCTGCTCTTCAAAGCCGTTGTCATCCAGGTGTACCTCGATCTTTTGCACTTGATACACCTTATTAAGCCCCTCAATCATACTGTGACCACTTGTGCGCACAGGTATGTAGTCACCAACCTTAATGTAGTTTGTATCAAACTCACGCCCGGTTACAGTGATCTTTGGAATCTCGAGCATAGTAGAGTACTTGGCTACAGCAGCGGCGGTGTTTTGGTTCAGAGTGCTTTGCTCTTTAACGCTGTTAAATGTCACCACCTTTTCGCGGGTGTAGTAAGCGTTGATACTCAACGGGTCGCTCTGCACTGATACGATTTGATCATCACCAAAGCCAGAACCAAGCCCCCAGATTTTGTTGTACACACTAGTAGCCGAACGTTCTATGGTCGCGCTCTTTACGTTGCCCTCAGGGCCGCCCACGACAAATTCAATGTCGGTACGTGGCGAGCCGAATGTAGGCAGTGTGTAAAATTTCTTGTCAGGGGTAACCCTTACGTCAAAGTTGCCGTCAATAAGGTTGGTTAGCTTTAGTATCTTATCTTTTACGTCAGCACGCTTGTAAGTGCGGTCGCGTAGCTTGCCGGTCATGTATTGCCCGTCGTGTGGCACTTCAATGCCCATATCTCCTGCGCTATCAGCCTGGATGCGGCGCACAAGGTCAAGTGCAATCTCTGCGGCGTCTGTCTGGCGGTACTCATTGGTAACTAGGCGGTCTTTTAGCATGTTTAGGTAGCCAGTTACGCGCACCTCAATGTCGGCCTCTTGGTCAATCTTGATGGTTGTAGACGTGACTTGGCCGCCTACAATGTACACGCCATTACGCTTTACTCGCACGTCTGTCTGCAAAGGGTAAAGCAACGACTGCGGAGGTGTACCGATGCCAGCACAATATCGCTCAAACTCGTGTAGGTCTACCATAAACTCGATAGTGTCCGCTTCGTTGCGCTCCGTAGAGTATCGCCGGTTTTTACAGAGGTGGGTAATGTCTGCGAGCTTCTGGCCATTCTTGTGCCATAGCTCAAATGCGTAATCGCTGCCATGCTTAAAGTCCATGCTATACCCCCATAAAACCGTTACGCCACTCAACGATGGCTACTACTGTGTCAGCACCACTTGCACTCTCAAGCCTAAATACGTTATCGCCTGGCTGCAAGCTAAAGAATGTGCTTTGGTCACTCAGTTTGTCAAAGATATTGCCGCCATTCAGCAAGACGCTACGGGTACGGGTGTCAATGACAACCTTGCTACCTTCTGGCGCGCTAAAGCCAGACAGCTGCACAAGCTTGCCGGTAGTTACGTTGATTAGTGTTGGGTCGGTCATACTTCCCTTAAACTTAATTACAGGCTTCACTGGAGTATTGCCGTTGTTGCGTGCTGTAACCTCACCACTACCAGACTGCCATTCAACAGGTAAGACATACGGGAATATGTAACCACCGCCACGCTGCTTGCCAACCTGTACAGATAGCGCTGTACCGTCTGTGTTGTCGTAGATAACAGGGTCAGGGCACAGAAACTCAAAGCGAAAGTCAGAACTGTTGATAAGGCGGTCAAAGTCCATCTCGGAATCAGTCAGGTGGCCATTTACTAGATATGAGTTACCAGCGTTAGTGATCAGCTCAATAGCGATTGATCTTTGCCGTACGGCCGCCATAATCTCTTTGCGCTTCTGCTCTAGCTCCGCTTCGTCTTCGCCGAATATACGCCCCTGTATGGATACTTTGCGCATACCATAAAACTGTGAGGCGACGTAGCCGCCGTCTCTCTCAGTCAAGACGGCGCTACTCGTACGAATCTCGGGAATGGCAAAACCCTTTACTGTGTCCAGGTAAAACCTGCTCTCCCGATCGTTTATTATAAAGTTGTTTAGTTTAATGATCATCCTCTTGCTAGCCTCCAGCCGATTTGCTCGATTACGTTATGCGCATCAACGTCGTTGTGTACTTCCATGTGTTGTATTGTAACACCGCCGCCACCGCCTCGGCTATTCCGGAAGGCGTTCGCGGTCTGTGTAGCAGTGTATACGTCAGAACCCTTTGGAAGGTTAACTAGCTCAGGGCCGCGCTCTCCAACCAGGGTGACACCACCGGCGTAGTTCTTTGCACCAAAGGCGAGGCGAGGCAAGCCAATGTGCGGAATCCCAGGAATGTGCACACCAGGTATTTTGTTGATGATGCCGGCCGCACCGTTGATCATACTGATAAAGCTGTTAAGGCCGTTTTGCACCATGCCGATGATGCCGTTTACGACACCACGGATAGTACCGCCAATCATGTTACCAGCTACAGTACCGATTGGCCGGAAAAAGCTCGCAATAGCGTTGTACACGCCGCTAGCTACGCCAATGATGCTGTTTAAAGCGCCAGATGCCGCATTAGCTGCCCAGCCAAACACAGCACCAAAGAAATTACCGACGCCAGAGAATATGCCACGGATCTGTGACCACACACCGCCGAAAAAGCCGGCGATAGGCGACCACACAGCCATAACGACAGCAGACGCGGTTTGGAATACAGCTTGGATAAAGCCGGTAACAGCCTGGAATCCAGCAGAGATACCGCTCCACAAAGCGTTTAGCACGGCCATAATCTGATCTTTAAACGTAATCACAAGCCCGATAAGCAGTGAGAACGGCCAGAACATGATGGCAAGGATGGTCGGGCCCCAGTTTTGCAAGAAAGCAGTCACGTTGTTAAAGGCTGTAGTAATAGCCTGCCATACATTGCTCAAGGCTTGGCCAATACCGTTAAAGATGCCAGTAAACCACTCAACCATGCCGTTCCAGGCGTTCTTGATCCACTCAACGGCGTTGCTAAAGATGTGGAAGCGCTGCTCAAGGTCGATGAGTAGCGGAATAATAAAGCCAAGCGCAGTTATGATAAGCCCGATTGGGTTATTTCTAACGACGCCAGCCAAGAACTGGAAAGCTCCGCCGGCCTCTCTCACCCTGGTGATCAAGCCGCCAATCCACTTTGCGACAGTCGCAAGCTTTAGCGCCACGAACATGGAGGCGACATAAGAGATAATAGGCGTAAGTGCTGTAAGGGCTGCACCAAACGCCTCTATGATACCGGAGTTTGCAAGCTCTTTAATGATTTTTGTAAGAGGAGGTAGCAACTTCATGCCAATATCAGTACCGACGGTCTCGAGCGTACTCCTCAAGTTGTCCAGCGCACCGTTAAAGCCGCTATTCTGTGCCTTTGCCAAGTCCATAGCAGCACCAGAACGGCCCACAGCCTTTGACATGTCATCATATGACTTACCAGCCGAATCAGCCAGGAAGGCAGCCGCACGGAAGGCGTCGGTACCAAAGATAGTGGCCAATGCTTGCTGCTTCTGCTCTTCAGATAGGCCTTTAAGCCCGTTTTGGAGGTTTTGGGCGAGTTGCCGCATACCAACGAACTTACCGCTAGCGTCGTAGGCATTAATGCCAAGCTCGTGCATAAGGTTGGCGGCCTTTTTGCTTGGGTTGGCCAAGCTAATAAGCATGGTCTTGAGCGATGTACCAGCGTCAGAGCCTTGCATACCGCGGTTAGCGAATAAGCCAAGCGTGGTTACTGTGTCCTCTAATGACACGCCAAACTGGCTAGCAACAGCTGCGGACTGCTGGAGGCCTAGAGAAAGGCCACGAATATCTGTAGCGGAAGCGTTAGCACCGTTAGCGAGAACGTCAGCGACCTTGCCGGCATCGCTTCCCTTCAGCTTAAAGGCGTTAAGGGCTTGTGCTGCGATAGTAGCAGCGTCTGCCACGTCAATCTGGCCCGCTTTAGCAAGGGACATAACACCCTTTGATGCTGCTAGCGTATCATTCACCGACAAACCGGCCTTTGATAGCTCTGTCATCGCATTTGCGGCGTCTCTAGCACTTACACCAGGCAAAGATGCGTCTTGGCCCAACTCACGCGCTTTGGCGGCCACCATGGCCATCTGCTGCGCCGTAGCACCAGATACTGATTTGAATATGTTCAAGCCTTGCTCATAGTCGCCGGCCATCTTCACAGAGGCTACACCGGCAGCTAATGCACCAGCACCCACAAGCTTCATAGCCGAACCGACAGGCTCTAGGTGCTTTTTAAGCTTCCCAGAGGCAGCACTAACCCTGTCCATCTCTTGGGTGGCTTGGTCTCGTGCCTTGATAATGATCTGTATAGTGTTAGCCATGGTTGTTTACGCTGCTATTCTGGCGCATTGCCTTTTTATTCTCGTACTCGCTCCGCTTGTCTTCAAGGTAGAATATCTTCATCATGTAATTAACCTCTGCGACCGGCTCGTCGTCCATCTCTTGGGCTGTTAGCCCAAACTCTTTACGATAACGCCGGCGAGTTAGCAAGTCCAATGTGGCTGCTTCCTTCGCCGGCCTATCGTAGTAAATGACGCGCTCCAAGTCGCTAACTATTTTGGGTCAGTAGCACCAACCGCTGCCACAATCACTTGCGATGCTGCGGACACCGGCAAATCGTCCAGGTCATCAGCTTCTGCGTCTACTAGTTCACCGTTAAAGACGATCTTGCCACCCACAAAACCCTTTTTGACCATAGGCAGCAACTGTGCTGTCTGGTCGTCGGTCAGCTCGCCGTCTGCGCTGGCTTCGCCCTGAAAGTTGCGTAGCTCTGGCAGCTGCTTCATGGTTAGTGGCGCAATCTCTACGTAAGCATCTTTCCATAGCTTGCCGTACTTGTCGGCTAGCATGGCTAGACTTACTTTGGTTGCAAATTGTTGTGATAAACGGCCCATATTGGTTGGTGTCCTTTCCTTATTTGATTTATTAGTAACTTGCGGTGCTGTTCACCAGCTCTGCCTCAATCTGCGTGCCATTAGCAGCAGAGAAGAGGCCTTGCACGGTGAACTTCTCCATAACAACGTCATCAAGCCCTTGGTCGCGCTCCCACTCGGAGATAACGACAGCAGGCAAGGTAAACTTAAGCGAGGGGTTTTCGTCCTTGGCTGTACCGATCTTGTCGTCGGTGTTTACCATTGAAAGCTCGAGGGCGTACTTGGTGTTCTTAAGCGATGCGTCCTTAAGCGTATTGTCGCTGTAGCGGCGCTCGCACTCAAACATCACGTCAAACGCCTTATTGTGAATCTCAGCAGGCGTGACACTACCAGCCTCATAGTAGGCCTCAGTGTTGCGCTCAATCTTCACCTTTGCGCTCTTAATCGATACACGTGGTGCGGCTGCAAGGCCGGCTTTGTTAGCGGCCATCTTCAGCTGGCAGTACTTACTGGTAAACTCAGCCTCAGACTCCACAAACGTAACGGTGCTTGTAGCAGGCGTGCCACGGCGACCGATAAAGTCAGCGGTGTACTTCACGTACTCACCGGTAACAATGTCAATTTCAAGGCTCTTAAGGCACGACAGCTCGTACTTAAGATCGGCAGCTGGTGACTTTTCAAAGATAGTCAAGCTTGGCGACAAGTTGCTGTTAAGGCGGGTAAAGTTATGCTTAAACGTGCCAGATTTAGCGCCGGCAGCGCTCGTAACTTGCCCAAGGGCTGCAAGCAGGATGAGTCCAAAGCTCTCTACCTGAATCTTACCCTCAATCTTGCCCTCGCTCCAAATCTGCGTAACGATAGCATCGTTGTTTAGGTCAATCACGCCCATGGCGCTGTTGTTAAGTGCACTCTCGTGCTTGTCTTGTAGGTCAGCGCTCAGGTGTGGTATCCAGTGAGCCGCGGTGGCAGCTGCTGTGCCACGCGTAGCTTCCTTGGCGATACCATAGCTAATACGCCGACCGATAAAGTCGATATTTGCCATTAGTTGGCCTCCGTGTTACTTTTATCATCTGATGTATCAGGCTCTGCCTCTACTGGCTCAGCCTGCTCGTCAAACGTTTCTTTAATCATGTTATCGAACCTTAAAGCCGCCTCTTGTGCCGACGTAGCCTCAACGGTCTTGCCGGTCTCGGGGTTAAAGTAGGTACGTTTTGGTGATTGGTTATTGTTCATGTTCATACTCCTACCTGATTATAAACAATTTACTAGTTACCTGTGTAGTGGTCGTAGCGCACTATAACATTGATAGTAGCCACCAAAGCCATCACTGGCTCGGTTGCCACGCTCCAGCCGGCAGACGTTGGCACAACGCCTAGTACACGGTCTTTGCCGCGGTGTCGTAGCCCATCTAGGTCTACCGTGTCGTCTATGGCGTCACGGATGAGGCCAGACAGTGTGCGCATATTCTTAAAGTCCTCTGCGCGCTTGGTCTCGTCATCGTTCATAGGAATGATGGCAATGACATTGAAACCCTCGCGGCGGTGCACCTCGGTGTTTTGCCCAAGCTCGGCTGGTGCGTCGTCTGGCACGATCATCACAGCAGGGTAGCCCTGGTACTTATTGACTCCGTCGTCGTAGTCTACAACCTCAGCAAACACAGGGTTGCCGTCTTCGTCACGGATAGCCTTTACCACCTCTACTAGTTTGTTGCTGATCTTATTTTGCATGTTACGCCTCCAACTTACTTATTACGTTTGCTATGGCCCGTGCTGCGTACTCTTGTATTTGTGGCTCTGTCTCTTTGTACGTCTTCTCGATAAACGGCTGCGGCTGCGTACCCTTACGGGCAATCGAGCGGGCTACAACGAATGGCGACACATTACCAAGCTTGGCTCGTACCCATCGTTGAAAGTCTTCGTTTTTCCACGGCGGTATACGACTACCTGGCTTGCGACCCTTCTCGATTACTGGCGCGTACTTGCTCAATGGAGTAATCTTCGCCTCACCATTACCAATGGTACGCTGGATGTTGCCCGCCAGACGCTGTGTAACACCCACAGGGGCGTTTTTACGCATGGATCGCTGCACTATCACTGAACCATTAGCCAAGATACGCTGGACAGCTCCAGAGGCTTCTCCGCGCCACCTACGGCCTAGCTGCGGTACGCTACCAGTATCAACCTTGATATACGTAGCCATTACGCAGCAAGCTCCAGCACATAATGCGAGTGAGTCACATTGTCAAAGTTTTCGTACGGGTTTAGTGCTTTGACGGCGTAGTTGCGCCCAGACTGATCAGTCACAGTGTCGTTTACCTTGATCTTGTCAGTGTTAGCATACATATCAAACGCTTTGTAAGCACTGATATTGTACGCCACGCTGTTCTCACGGCTCATAGGCAGGATGGTACATGGCACGCCGCTCATAACGGCCTGTGTCTTCTGCACCATCCCCTGCGTCTTCATAAGGCGCTTAACGGTCACGGTATGACGTAGCATGTTGGCGCTAATCATACGAGCATCCTCACAAACGGCGCTAATAGCATTTGCTCTTTCTTTGATACGCTGTAGGTCTTCTGGTAGTTGCCCACACGCTCAGACGTAACTGTAGTGCCACCGCTGCTAATCTCATTAGCCATGCCGCGCACCATAAGGATAGCGGCCATCTTCACGGCTGCTGGCACGTCCTCAAGCCCATACGTGTAAGTAATATGGAGTTGGTCGTAGTCTGTGCGCTCGTACTGGTCTTTGTAGCCTGTCGTAGACAGTGCGACACGGCCAGTCTTACTGTCCACACTGTAGCCATGTACCTCACTCAGGCTGTCCTCTGTAGTTTCGTCGGTGATCCTACCTTGCTTGATCTTCGACACCTCTTTGATATACACATTGTCCAGAAACACCACAGGCCTGTAGTCCTGTATCTCTGTCTCTGTCTTTAGCGAGCCGAACCAAACACCTGTAATGTCATACAGCCACTGCGGCAGCATGTCGATATACATTTGTAGTTCAGCGTCTCTATCGTTGCCGGTGATACCCAGCTGTTTCTTTATTTCGTCTAATGTAACTATAGCCATAGCTTTATTATCTCCTATAAACAGAAAAGGGGACAGCCTCCAGGCCATCCCCTTCGCAAGTCACAGCCTGTTGGCTATTTCTTGTCCTTGCCAGCACCCTCAGCAGGTGGCTGCTCGTCTTTGCCAGCGGCTCCAGCTTCAGCCTTTGCCTTCTCCTCTGCTTCCATCTCGGTGAGTACCTTCTCGTATGGAAACTCTGGCTCATCAGCAAATGCGGACAGCTCCCACTCGCGAGCGGCGTACTGGTCGCCAGCCTTGTAGCGAGCGATCAGCGCTTCCTTTTCAACTTGCCAAGCGTCTTTGTTCTCGGCAATGTAGGCAGCCTGTTCGCGGGCTTCCTCTTGCTCGTGAGTCTCAACGATCTTGTACCGTGGCTCGCCGTCAAAGTAAACCTTTGTCAGCATATCCAGGTAGTCGAGTTTCTTTTGGGTCACGTGGTACAGGTGGTCACCTGGTACGTAAACGTCCAAACATTCTGTAAATACGATGTGTGCCATTTAGTGTGTCCTTTCTTTTAATTAAGCACCATTCACGCTTGCCATGACGAACCCGTCAGTGATCAGCGGGCTTGCGCCTGTTCGCTTCATCACACGGAGGCTGTTGCGGCCACTCTCAAAGTCGCCGTTAGCGTAACCAAAGTCAATGCGTACACCGGCAACGTCAGTGATCCAGAAACAGTTTTTGTTTACAAGCCACAGCTCGTCAAAGTTCATAGCAGCTGCGTCAACCTCTACGAATGGCAAGCCAAGTAGTTTGTCGTATGGCAGACCATCGCGAACGTCTTGGGTGTAGATATAACGACCCGTGGTGTCCTTGACGGTGTCAAGCTGCGTAACCAAGTTGGTGTTACCAACCCAGAAAGCGTTGCGGCGGTAGCTAATAGGCATAGCGCGGTAAGCTTTCTTGACAACGTCGTAGTTAAGCGCTGCAAGGTTGGCACCCATGTTGATCTTCTGGCCTGCTGGCAAAGCGCTCTTGCGGGTACGGATACCACGTGGCTTGCTCGTGCCGTCACCAGCCAAGAAAGCAATGTTCTCTTGGTAGGCAATCTCTTCAGCAAGCTGCTTGGTCAAAAGCTGCTCAACAACGCTAAACGCGGCTGCATCCTGCTGAAACTCTTCAGTAAGAGGCACAATACCGGTAAGCTTTTTAGCGACAATGTCAAACCCAGAGAAGGTTGCCTTTGTCTTATTGTAGTTGGCCTCTTCAGCTGTCCAGGCTACTTGTGGCCGGCTAACTTGGCCAGGCACACGGAGGTTAGCAGGTGCGTTGCTAATAACGGTAGCAAACTGCCGAATAGGTGCAACGTCCACCATCTTCTCGACAATAGCTTTTTCAATGACAGTAGGCACGAGGTAACCACCGTCAGCCTGTGTGGTGACGTTCTGGCTGTCTGCACGGTAACCCATGCGGCGTACCTCAATGTCAATGTCGGCGTACTCGCGAGCAACTTCGCTGTCGATGCGGCGTAGTTCCTGCGTGTTACCAGTCCGGACAGCGTTAAACCATGCACGGGTCTGTGCGCGGCCTCGGTCGCTCTCGCTCATTTCTTTGTTGTGCTCGGCCATCTTGGCGTGTCGGGCAGCACGTGCCTCAGCCTGCTTGCGAGCCTCTGCTTGGCGCTTCTCAATCTCTGCGGCCAATTGTTCCTTTGTGTAAGGCATATTTACGTTTATTCCTTTGTTATCGTTACTTTAATAACCTAATGACTCATCACCTTCATCTTCGGCCAATTCCTTTTCAAACTCTGCAATGATGCGCTCGGCCTCTTCATCGCTGATCGTCTCGGTTTCGTCTACCTCTGTGCTGGCGTCCTCTGTGGCCGCTTTATCTTCGGTAGCCTCTGCCGGGGCTTTCGGCTCAGCTTCAGCTGGCGTATCCTCTTCGGTCTTGGCTTCTGCTTTTGGTGCAAATTCGGTGGCTAGCTTTTCTTCTAAAGCTGCTAGCTGCTCTTGGAATGGTTTCATAGCTTCTGCTATTACCGCTTGTAGTTCCTCTTTGTTCATACGTGCCCCTTTTGGTTTAGTTGTTGTATTGTCGAGAGCTGCCTCAAGCTTGCGCGCTTCGCTGTAGTAGCGTTTCATCAAGCCCCTTGCCTCCTCTTCAGATATACTACCATCATTCAATGCACGAGTGGTAGCCCCTGTGTTGGACGGTATGCCAACCAGGCTAATCTCAAATAGCTGGTTCTTCAGGTACTCAAGTCCTTCATTTACCAGGTTTTCAAACCCAACGCTCCACGTACGGAGAAAGCCACGTGACACCTTGCCCCACGCCCAGTTACCGCCGTACTCGCTCATGTCGTCTACGTCGAACTGCACAATAGCATCGTAGGCCCGCTCGTCAGGCACTGGAATAATCTCCAGGACACGGCCGATGTTGCTTGCCGCGTCGCTGTAATGATCCAGCTGCACAGTTGGGTTGTCCATAAAGCGCTTAAAATCCCAGCCGTCAAACTTCAGGCTGGTGCCGTAGCTGTCTACAGACTCATCAGTAAACCGGATGCGCACGGTGTGGTTATCTTCATCTACTGATTGGGGTACGCTGTTACGTAAAATAATGTTCATGGTTTATCTCCTAGCTTTATTCTATTACTGGTCAACTATTACTGGCAAGAGCACACAACGACAGTTAGGGTGGCTTGGCGGGCCTACCATAGGCTCGTAGTCTACCTTAAGCGCATGTGTCACAGGGTTGCCTGCTTTACTGGTCGTGGTCACCTCCAGCCTGTCGCCTAGCTCTACAAATGGTTTGTTCAACTCCACGATCTTGCCATTTAGGCTTTGGCAGAATGGGCAGGCGTCACCTAGCTTGGTGTGCCATTCCTTGCCGGTCACAATGTCTGAATCATCCCACCCGTAAATGTCAGCCTGGCTGGCCGCTCGTACACTCTCAGTGCGTGCAATGCGGTCTGCTCGCTTGCTACTCATGTCACCGAATATGTTCTCAACACGGGCGCGTAGTTCGTTGCGGCTCTCGCCCTTGTCTATACCCTCGGCTAGTGTCAGTAGTATCTGCTTCTGGCTCTCGTCGTTAATATCTACCGCGATCTTGCGTGCGCGCTGCTTCACAAACTCAGAAACAGCCGGCACGTCTTTAGGTGGCTTAAAGTTAGGTAGCTGTGCCCAGGCGTCCTTGATTTGCTCTTTCATGAGCTTGGTATACAGCGGCATAAGTGCATCTTGCAAGTTAATGTCCCACTGCTCATCACTCATAATGAGCGCTAGCTGCTTGTAGATAGGGTCAATGTCACGCTTTGCCAGGCTACGGTTGCCGTCCTCTACTTCGTTTAGCTCTTCAATCACAGCCTTACGCTGCGCTTCAAAGTGCTTGCGGGCGGCCTTCCTAAAGCTTGCCTCGTACTTATCTAGCCTTGGCTGCATGTCAGCCACCCGCTTTTCGCCTTGCTGGAATCTGTCAGCGGCTCGCTTCTCTACCCTCTTTTTTTTTTGATTGGCTGCGCGCTTTAGCATGATAGCTAGCTCTCGCCTGGCACGTTTCTTGGCCTCGTCTGCCAGTTTCTTCTCGTCTTGCTCTTTGTTACCCTGCTCTTTGTCCTCGTCGCTGTCAGACGCTTCAAGCTCTTTGTCTTCAGTCTTTGGCTCTGGCTCGCTCTCTTCGCTCTTGCCTAGCTCCACACGGCCAGATGGACGGTACAACACGTCACCGCCTTCGATAGGCGGCAGGTCTAATGTCTTGCGCACTTCATTAACTGTCATCCAGTTATTGATAGCTGCCGTGTTGGCGCTAGCTTCTACGCTTGAATCGCTCGGTATAAAGTCTACAAAGGTAAGCTCGAGCGCTGGATCGAACGGATCAATGACATACTTATTAATAAAGTTACAGAAGGCACGGACACGTGGCAGCAATGTATACTTGGCAAAGTGGTACTCTGCCGCTTCCATGTTAGCCCTGTTAGCTGATGTGATCATACCAAGCAGCGCTGGAGACACACGAAACATTGCCAGTATCTCGTCACGGCTCAACTTTCGGCCTTCTAGAAAATCCATATCGCGTTGGGTCAAAACGAATTGTTTGGCAGACGCTCCACCACCAAGAATCATTGGTACATAAGCGTTTTGCCCACCACTGTAAAACTCGATAAGCTGCTGTTTTAGCCGCCTAAATGCTACGTCTGTCATCTGCTTTTCAGACTCGATGATCATACTAGGCCGTGCGCTGTTAGCAAAAAAGCGCTGGTTGTAGTCTACGGCCTTATCGTCAGTGTCTACTGCACCGGCTGCGGCTTGGATAACCGACATACCATTACGCGGGCTAGCCGGGTTTGGCCGGTAGTCACGGTAAAACTGGCGCTCTGTGTCTGTGTTCATCCAGTAGTAGTCACCATAGCGCATAATCTCATCGCCGGTGTCTTTGTTTACCTTGTACTCTACAAGATGAGCAGGTAACACAGTAAGCGCTGCTGGTAGGCCTCGCATCTCGGTATTTTCGCCCGTAGGCACAATATAGCTCTCGCCGTTAATGTTCAGGTAGCTAGCATGTAGGTATAGCATCTGCATACCGTGCTGGCTGTCTGTTGGGCTTTGTAGCAAAGAGAGTATAGGGTGCTCGGTAATCGTATTACGGTTACCGTTCCTGTCTGTCTTTACGAGTTGAAACTCAACACCACTGAAAGCTTCAGCGATAAAGTCGTTAGCAGCAAAAACCCAGCCTTTGTTGGCTGTGACTTGGCTTGCTTTGTCTTTGTACTCTTTTATTTTGCCACCTTGGAATGATGGCATACCAGCATTGTACGAATATACTCCGCCGTCATCGCTCAGATAGTTGGCGCGAGATTCCGCCGGCTTCTCTTGCCGGTTTAGTACTGCGTCGTACACCCTTTGCAATAATCCTTTGTTATTGGTCATTAGCTTATCATCCTATTATTGTTAATAGCGAATCCAAATATCGCCCTCATCCTCATTAGAGATACCCATACAGATACTCCAGAATGAGTCACCATGTCCCTCTGGAGACTCGAGCGCTTGCAAGGCGTTGTCTACCATGAGGAGTTGGCTCGTCTGCCTTTGCTCATTGATCAGACTGATACGGTTGTTGGTTATGAGCATATCTAGGTTGGCGGCCATCTTTGTTTGGTTCTTGGCGTTTAGTGTTACCGGCTCCATAACAGGGTTTAGTAATCCCTGTTCAGCAAATCCCTCAAATTCAGCCCTAGTATTATCATAGTACAGTTTAGAGACATTGAATAGTTCGCATATCTGGTTTAGCTCTTTGTATTGCTTCTCGTACTGCCAGCCATCCATCCAGTATGAGTATATCTGCCTATAGCTTATAATCTCGTCACCATCTTCTGTCTCGCTGTACTTTTTGATGAATAAGGCTAGGTGGCTTGGGTGGCGTTTCTTGCCAATGTCAAAGCCGCCTACGACTACAGCGTCGGCTAGTGCCTTATTCCAATCTCGCTTTTTCCAGCATAGCTCTGTGGCTACACTCTCTAGGGCCTCACGGTTTATGTAGCTATCCTCGTTATAGACGGGCTGCGCCATGTACTCCTGGTTGAATGTCTTGTCTCCCTGTGCAGCCCTAATCTTCATAAGGTCTTCAAACGTGTAAAAGTCAGGCCATAGTACCTTCTCTGCTTTCCAGTCTAGAATGGCCGGTGTGAACCATTGGGCAAACAGTGTGCTCAATCCCTTGTCGAAGAAAAAGTCGTCGTTTGTCTGCGGCGTACCAACAACGTAGCACTCACCACCTTTGTTCACCATTGGCAGCAGCTCAGTAGAGACGATACGGTTGATCTTACGAATGACGGTAGGCTTCAGCTTGTTCTCGGGGTCTTTTAGCGGGTCGTCTACGTAAATAAGGTTGGCGTGGATACCACGCTTAAAGGCGAGGAGGCCGGCGGGCTTTACAAGGAACTTGGGCGCTTTGTCTAGTGTCTGGTTTGGGCCTACCTTTGCAAAGCCAAGCACAGAGTCTGTTTGGCTCTTGTAGTTCGTAAGCTCTGAATAGAATGGATTGATAGCTACAAGGCTACGCACCTTGGATAGGTGGTAGGCTGCTAGCTCGCTGTTATAGCTAAAGTACCAACCCTCTACCGGGCTGCGTCGCTTCTCTCTCTTAAAGCGCAATAGGTGCCACATGAGACGAGCATACAAGCGCGTGCTCTTAAAGTGGCCACGACCTGTGATATACATAGCGTATGGGTGTTTGTCCATGTGAGCGCACACGTCAGCAACATATTGCCCACTCACAAAGTCGCTTTGGAATGAGAGGGCAAATACATGATTCACAAAGTAGTTAAAGTCATTGACTGCTCTTCGCTCGATCAGCTCCATCGCTGCTGCTGCTTTCAGTTCCAGCAACTCCCTCGATGATTCTTGTAAGTTCGTCATCGCTCATACCCTTAATTGCACCAGATATTTTTACTGTTGTTTCCGACTTGGTCGGCGCTTCAGCTCCTACAAGCTGTGCCGCTTGCTTTAGTGCTGCTAGTGCGTTTGCCCTTTCTCCATTCTTCATAGACTCGTAGTACACGTGGTTGATCTTCTCAAGCTGCGTTTGCACAAACTCTGGCATCTGCTCTTCATATGAGGCAATGATACGCTTTTTGGCTGCTGCAATATACTTTTGGGCTTGACGTTCGCCAATATTCCACTGCTGCTTGATTGTCTGTTTGATGATTGACGTGCGCGCACCGTTCAGCATCTGCGTGAGCACCATCTCAAGCCGCATGTCCGTTATCTCTGCGTCTTTAATATCGTTTTTTGTTATATCTAGATTCTTAACCGGCGGCACTTTCGTCTCAGTGTCGCTTTTCGCATCTAGGCCGCGTTTCTTCGTTGTTGCCATGGCTACATTATACACCAAAAGAAAGAGACGCAACAATCGCTGCGTCTCAACATAAAGGAGGAATCTGGCAGCTGCGCCCACACACAGCTACCAAATATTCTACACCTTGTGCCAGTCTTTGCCAAGTACCCCTTTTGTACAGTCAAATACTTCGTCTGCGATATACCCACCTAGCTTATTGTCCTTGCGGTACACAATGTAGTTGTAACGTCGTGCAACCGCCTTTTGCTTCAAGCCTTCGAGCGTACCGTAACTAAATACCTCGCCGTTACTCAGCCGGCGCGCTACCCACACGCCAGCTGGTACACCGATACCCTTTGTCTCCTCGTCGCGGTACTTTATCTCTACTGTCTCATATTCCATGTTTGTTTTGCCTGTTTGTTAAAATGGAATGTCTGCGATGTTAATGTCAGATACTGGTGCTGGCTCATCGTAGTTAGCCTGTGGCGCTGTTTGTATGCTGCTGCCATCGCTGTTATTCTTGCCGCCGATAAAAGCAAACTCATCTACGACCACATCGATCTTGCTGCGATTGTTACCGTCCTTGTCTTGCCAGCGGCTTTGGTTAAGCCGGCCAGATACGAGCAGCGCATCACCTTTATGGAGATATTGCGCGATTGTCTCGCCGCCCTTATTCCAAGCCGTACAATCAATGTACGCAACATCGTCATTGCGACCGTTCACTGCGAGGGTAAAGCTGGTTGCGCTGTGCCCGCTATTTGTTTGTTTTGTTTCAGGGTCACGGACTAGATTGCCCATTACCACTGCTTTGCTAAAACCTTTTGCCATGTTGTTTATCCTTTCTATTCTACGGATACTTTTGTTTTCTTAGTCGCTGCTATTGGCGGTAGCATGCCTATGATCTTGTCGGCTACTTCCTCTTCAAGCCTGGCAGCGTCCTGATACTTCGATGAAAGCTCGTAGTCTTCTGCGAATGTATTGTACTCAGATACCCAGAAGGTGCGGTTTTTACCGAAGTAACCTTGATACTCAACACTAACGTAATACTTTGTGTTCTGTCGCTTATCAAGCGGCGTGGCGGCAAACTCCATGAGGAGATTAAACAGGCGCTTGCGTTTCTTGGTCTGCAAATCCTTAAACCAGTTAGTGTCGGTATCAATGAGAAACCTGTTGTTTTTGTCTATATACGCATAGCCGTTATTGTCTAAATCATCGATATAGTAGTATTCGTTATCCTCACTGGCACGGACTTTAAACCCTATATCGGCTAATTGATGCTCAAGTTCACTGATCGTCATCGCTCTACCTTCTCAAGTTCGAACTTATTACTAGTGATTTTGCTAACACGCTCTGCGATTATCTCAGCCGTTGCCTTTGGGTGACTAAGCGCCTCAACAATATCAACATCGAGCGCTAGTTTTTCGCCACTATCGCCATAGCCTGCAACATACAGCTTATACCCAACATTCTCACCTCCATCAAACATGGTGTACACGCGATAGTTATAGTCTTCACGATCTTCAATTGGTGTAGTCGCAAACTCGAACAACAAAGCCATAAGAGACAAGCCGTCTTCATCGTTAGTCTTTGATATTTCCGTCAAAAACGTATCGACACACCGCATCGCGAATCGCGACACCCTAGCATATGTTTTACCGTCTTTTACAACATAGTATGTACTGCTAGTATGCTCAACACTATAGCCAAGTGCCATCACCTGCTCTTTAAACTCATTAGCTATCATAGATTACCTGCCTTGATCTTATAGTTAGTCTTGACTGTTTCGAGGTGCTGCGCGATCTTGTCGGCAAACTCCATCGCTTGTAGGTCTGTGAGGCCTTCCACTTTAAACTGGATAGCATCGATAGCGGCCATGATCTTCTCTTTGTCTGGCGCTGCCGCTGCCTTGCGAGCTTCCTCTGCCGCTTTAGCTTCAGCCTCAGCCTTGGCGCGCTCCTCTGCTTCCTTTTCGGCGCGGAGTCGTGTGGCTTCTGCCTCAGCCTCTGCTTGCTTGCGTCGGGCCTCTGCGGCTTCTGCTTCTGCTTTAGCTGCTCGCTCAGCTTCCGCCTTGAGCTTAGCCTCTTCTGCCTCTGCCGCTGCCTTGGCGTCTTCGTTTGCCTGCTTCAGCTGTGCGAGTAGCTGCTCAAACTTCTCATCACTCAAGCTAGTGAGTGTCGGCTCATACAAACTAATGTCATCTGTATACATCATCAGCTTGGCGCGCCGTTCCGCTAGCTTCTCTTCGCGCTGCTTTTTCAGCAAGTTCTCGGCGAACTTCTCTTGGTCTTCGAGATATTTCTCAGCTTCACCAATAATCTTTGCCGCTTCACGGTTTACAAAGTCAATGGCCTTTGACTGCTTCAACACGTCTGCCTTCAAAAAGTCGTGTGTCTTTTTGATCTTGACGCGTTGGCCTCGGAGTGCAAGCCGCATCTTGCGAGCTTTCTGCATCTCCTCTTTTTGTGATACGTCAGTTACCACAATGTCTTTGTAGGTAGCGAGAATCTCGCCAACTTCAGTGAATGGTGCGCCGTAAGCCTTAATGAGCTGCTCGGCGTCTGTAATCTCCAGCCCCGATTTTACGAGGCCATCGCGAATGTCTAGTACTTGGCTATTAGTTGCCATCTTCTGCCCCCTTTCTTATTTGTTCAATGTCGCGCCGTACACGGGCTACTGCCTCGCGTCCGTTCGCTGCTGTGTACGCCATCAGCTGTTCGAATAGCTCTTCTGCGTTTGTTACTTCTGGCAAGTCGTTCTTGTCTTTACCAAAGCCTTCAATCACAGTGTCTGCTACGATCAGCATGAGGGCACGCATCTTTGGGTCTACTTCCACTTTACCCCCTTTGTTTTACTATTGCTGTTCAAGTGCGAGCTTTTGGATTTTCTTGCGCTTCCTCAAGTCTGCCTTAATATCATCAATGACATGAGAGGCTTCGAGCGCCCAAGTCGCACGGTTTTGCATAATGGCAAGGTCTACAATGTCTTCTGCGGTCAAATCAACCTTGCTGTTTTTGTTGTTTATTTGCTCAAGTAAGATAGTGCGAGCTGCTTCGCACGCCATGTACATCATAGCTGCACGCATTACCTTGTTGCGGTCTTCGATACGGTTTTGTAAATTGGCCATCTGGTCTTTACTCCTAATTTTTAATGTTCAAGTTTAGTTGTGTTATGTGTAATAGTTATTTCTCGTCCTGTTTGGTGTCCTTTCGTCTTACTTATCTGCTCTTATTATAGCAAATGCACGACGAAAAACAATAGAAATTACAAAGATTTTTTACTTTTCATCTGTGGAAAAATCGATAACAACAAAGTCGTCGATCGCTTTGTCTGGGTCGCCATTAGTGTATACCATTACGTCGGTATGGATACGGGCCACTTTGCGCACGTTATTAAAGTTTTTAGCAGCATACTTGCTCGTGTCTGTGTTCTCTATAAAGATAATGTGGTTGTATAGGTCAACTTGGCCGTTGTAGTCGTCGATATACTTTTGGGTGAGGTATGGTACATCATTGATTGCGCCGCCGTTCTTCACATCGCTACGCTCGTAGTTGCCAATGGCGATGATAAAACGGTTAGGCTTCATTTTTTTGGCTAGGTCAGATAGCAGTAAGTCACTATGCTTATCTTCTGTGTTCATGTCGTACAGCACCAGGTCTACTGTCTTGTCAGGGTGATCGATAAAGTAGCCGGTAATATCGCCATTCACGTAGGCTAGCCCGCCATCGTCTGGTGTGAGTATCTCGCCTGCTTCAGCTTCCAAGTCTGCATCGTTTGCTTGCAAGCCAATAAAGTTGTAGCCGTTTTTAGCCGCTACGAGGCCCGGTGCGCCGTTTGTTGGGTTAAGATGCATAATGAGGCCACCCTGCGGGCAAAACCACTCATACAACGTCTGGTACAGTGTGGGGCTACGTTCTCCAGTGTCTACTCCCGACTCTGCCCATAATTCATCGCTTTTGATCCAGTCTAACTTGCGCCCGTCTATGACAGACTCAGGCATTAGCTTTGTGCCGCTCGGTGATATGAGCCGTTCAGTGTCTAGGTCTTTAATCTCTAGCTTATCTAGCCGTAACTCCAGATAGTCTTGGTCAAATTTTAGCTCGTCTAGAATCTCTTCTAGCTTCAGCTCGTCATAGCGGCCACTAATAGCTTGGCTATTCAGCAGCACATTTAGCTTGATCTTGTCGTGCTCGTCCAGGTTAAGGCGGATACATGGCACATCAATAAGGCCGGCTGCTTGGGCTGCTCGTGTACGTTGGTGGCCGCCAATGATTGTGTTGTCGTGATTGATAATTACAGGGTCGACGAGGCCGAACGTCTTTATAGACGACACAAGCCCCGCAAACTCATCCTTATCGATAATGCGGGGGTTTCTCTCGTCAAACTTTAGCTGGTTTATATTGATATGCTCGATCTTCATAGTGTCCTTTCCTAAATGATAAGGGCCGCGTGGGACAAGCTGCACGGCCCTTATCTGTATATTAGCACAAACCTAGTTCTTTGGCTTTATCTTTAGCGGCTTGGCCTTTTACGGCCGTTAGCTGCTTGCTCTCATCCTCAGTAATAGGCTCGACAATGTAATCGCCAGACGCTCCGGCAATCTGATCAATCACACACAACCCACCAGAGTGGCCAAGCACGGTGTTGTTGTAGACGGTTACGCGTGCCTGTACTGGCTTGCCGGCGAGGAACTTCCAGCCTTTCTTGGTTACAGTCCAGGTGCGTGGGATATGTTTACCTTTGGCGTCTTTTACCTTTGCTACTAGCCCATGGAGACGTAACTTGGTCATTTGCGTACGTACAGAAAATGGCCGATCAATCTCGCCAGAGTCAACATGGCGCGGGTTGCTTTGGTGTTCTGCTGCTTGGCGGGCTGTAATGCGCCCCATGTCCTTTAGCATGTAAACCATAGCTGGTGTGATCTTGTACTTGTAAAGCTGGATCTTACGGCCACAGTGCTTGCATGTACCGTTATTGTCTCGTGCTTCAAGGATTGCTTTTACTGTAGTTTCAGTTTTACCTGACATATTACATTTTCTCCAAGTAGCTATCTACTAGCGCTTCGTTTAGCATTTGGTCTACGTCGTCCCACTCTTGCTGCTCTTGCTTGTGCCGACTGATAAAGTTTTTGATTGTGTTGATAATACTCATTTGGCTGTCGTCCTTTCGCCTTAAGTTGTTGATAGTCTCAGTATATATGCTCGACGTTAGAAAGTCAACACTTTTTTAAAGAAAAACCCAACTTTATTGTTGGGTGTTCTCCTCAAACCACTTTTTGATGAAAGCGTCACGCTCTTGCTTATTAGCCATACGCTTGTAGTCATGCCCGCACTCATCGCGCCAAGCTCTATTAGCCTCAGCCTCTGGCCCTTCGCTGCGGTTATCCTTCTGGTCGCCCATGGCGAGGCGTTGCTCTGGTGGCAGCTTACTCTCCTCTCGCACCATCTTCATGTGTTGCACAGAGTTTTTGGCGAATAGCTCTGTTGTGCCGTCTGCCATTTTCACTGGCATAAGCTCAAAGTAGCTGATTATTTTGTTTACCTTCTCGCGGTCATCCTCTTGGACTGTGTAGGTTTTACCGTCATAGGTGGTTAGTTGGTATTTAGGCATTGTGTTTTTCTCCTATTTGTTACTGGTTTATTTTATTTTGCGTCGCCGTAAAAGTCTATGTTGTCGTAATCGATCTTGCGGGCCTTCTCCTCTCTCTGTCTCTGTATGAGTTGCTCAATCTGTGCTGCCTTGGTTACAAGGTCGTATGCTGTTTTGACTGTTGGTTTAAACTCGTATTGCCATCTTGGGAAGGCGATGCGCATAAAGTCAAAGTAGTTTACCGCCGACTCTAGACCACGAGTACGTACCACTTCCTTTACCCACTTACGGGCCTGGTTGTGGTTTGTGATTGTTACGCCAAGCGATTTTGCCGCTTCGTAAAATGCCTTTTCTGCCGGGTCGTAGTTCTTACGTGTGCCGGTCATTGGAGTTGCAAGCTCTCCGTACGGGCTAGTTGTAGCGATATTGCTGTTTGTGGTTGTTGCTACCGCGCTGTTAGTGTTGCCAGTGTTAGCCTCGATTTGCTGTACTGCGGGCTGTTCTGACTGTTTCTTCGCCTCCTCTTCAGCTTTCTTGGCGTCTGATTCAGCAATTACCTCTAGCTTAAGCTTGTGGTACAAATCCTCATCAATGACATTGTTGCGTCGGTCGTAGTTGTCTGCCTCGATATTCTTTGTTTGTAGCGCACACTGTTCGGCTGTTGTAAGTTCGCGGGTTGCTTCTCGTGGTTCAGGCACAACAACCTCTTTTGGCTCTTCTGCCTTCTCGGGTGTACTGTCGGGCTCAACCACCGCACCGCCCGTGAGCATCTCCTCGTATCTTTTAGCATTTGCAAGGTCGCCTTTTTTTCGCAAGCTACCAATATATGCCCACTTTTCATCTTCATTGGCGCGCATAAAGGCCTTGTCGCGCTCTTCTCTCTTGTGGTTCTCTCGATACTCTTTGATAGAAATACTAGGCTTTTCGCTATTGTCTACTTCGCCGCATCTCTCTGCCTTCTCTTTGGCTTCTTCTGTGGTGTGTGTAGGCATAGTTGCCTCTTCAGCAATAACGTCTGAAAGGTCTTCGGCTTCAATCTCTGCCTCTTTGCCACGCGGTTTAGATGTTTGTGCTTTAACGACACTCCGCTTTTCTGTAAGGACTTGGCCATTTGCTGTTGTTGCTGTAGCATTTTCAAAATCAATCTCAAGCATTGGGCGTATACCGTCTCGCACGAGTGAATTGCCGTCCATGTGATAGTCTACAGCAATCCACCCGCTTTCTTTCATTAGCCAGAGGTACTGTTTGATTGTTGATGTTTTCTTGTCAAGTTCAGCGGCTAGCGTGCTATTCCTAGCAAAGCAATACCCGTGTTGCTGTGAGTGTTTCTCAATCAATTTATACAAAGCTACACACGTGAGTGTGCTTTTGCGGCCATATGCCATCGCTTGTCCACTCAGAAATAGGTCAATATTGATTGATTTAAGCATTGCTATTCACCTTTTTTGCCGTAAAGGTCGTTGTAACGTGTAGTGAATGGAAACGTCATTTTATTGATCGAGTCCATAGAGTCTGCATCGTCCCTGTTTTCAAAGATCCAGGTGAGAATGTCTGCAATTGTTAGGTTTGGTTTTGTCATTTTGTCTTTTCCTTTTCTAGAAACAAATACCGTCTACCCAATAATGCTTGCGATAGACGGTAGACGGTATTTGTCCCTGCATTATTGCTTCGTCCATCGCACTTTCAGTATAGCACGTTCAAGAATAACATGCAACAGCTTTTTGCAATTTTGTGCCCGTTTTTTTGTTCGGCGACCGCGTCGCCAACAAGCGAACGAAGTGAGCGCGTTAGTAAATCCTGGCCTATATTCAATCCTAAAGTCCAACCCTATATCCAGGCCTCTATCCTATCCTTAATACGTTTATTCTCGTAAACCCCCCGTTTATTTTGATAAACCCCCCGTTTATCACAATGTACACCTACCCGTTTATTTTGATAAACCCCCCGTTTATTACAATGTACACCCCCCGAAAAATCTCCAAAAAACCTATTGACTCTCAACGTCGTGCATGCTACTATAAGACCAGCTAAAGATTAAAAGAAAGGACAAAATCAATGGCTAAAAACACTAACACAACAAACACAAATATTATTAATAAGGTTACAAAACCATTTGCAAAGGGCCTTACCATCCTCGACTTGGTAGCCCGCCTCGCACTTGGTATTGCAGTATGGTTTGTGCCAGTTCCTAAATTCATGGTATACGCCGCTACGTTCTTGGGCGCTGTTGCAGCCTTCCAGACAGCTGCTATGCTGTGGAAGGCACAAAAATAATCACCTAGTGCCATATGAAGAATATTTATAGGTGGGAAAGGATGACGGACGGAGTGAAAACCGCAACCGGAATCATAGCAATACTATTAGCCTTAATGGCAGTACCTCACATCAATAAATCGGCAGCATCGACAAAGTACGAAGCAACGCCGGAAAGCAAGCAGCAGCAAGGCGAGATAGCCAAGCGGCTCGAAAAGCTTGGAGTGGAGACGCGCCAACAAATAGAGGCTAAAGCCAAGATTGACGCAGAAAATCAAGCCAAAGAGCAAGCAGCTTTGCAAGCCAAGCTGGCTGCGGAGGCGGAAGCTAAAGCGTGGACGGTGTCCACCTCGCCGCACGCCAAGGTGCCAGTGACTCGTATTAATGAGACGCTGGCCGTCCTACGTGAGCTAGGACTCACCAAGATGGGTGCGGCCTACCTTGTCGGTAACTTTATCGCTGAAAGCTACGTAACACCATGTGGTGTACGGGGCGATGGCGGAGTAGCAGACGGGCTGGCGCAATGGCATCCAGGTAGACGCGTAGATATGCCTTGTGGCTTGCGTGAGCAGCTTATATGGGCTGTAAACGTAGAAATGCCACGGGACGCCGCGAAGGGTGGGTATCCAAGCCTAGCAGCTCGCTTGCGCGATCCTAATGAGACGCCGCAAGGCCTACTGCTTGGATTCAAGCAGTGGGAGCGCTACGGACTTGAAGGCAACCGCGCAGTATATGCCAAACAGGTATACGAGGCGCTGGGCAAGTAAATAGCCTAAACATAACAAAACAGCCACTATGCGAGGGTGGCTGTTTTATGTTGGTTCGGTTATTATATGAGTATGGTATCATTTAATAATTTTATAGTTTAATAAGGAAAGTAACGAAATGGATATACCAGACGGAGCTTTTAACTGGAAAACAAACGGGTACACTCCTGTATTCAACGATGAATTTAAAGCACCAACGTTAGACAGATCAAAATGGCGACCGATCGAAGGCGGCGAGATTGTAACGCAGCGCAAGTCGTATATGGACTTTAACACTAACGGTCGCATAGAAAATGGCGCGGTAGTCTTTAAAGCGACGAGAGAAGCCGGCAAGGTCGTCAACGGCACAGCATACGATTTTTTCTCTGCCGCCATCCAAAGTGTCAAAAAGTTTTCAGGCGTCCTATACTTTGAAGCGCGCATGGCGTTGCCGACCAAATCCCGGTGGATGTCCTCGACATTCAAACTTGTGCCGACAATTCCAAAAGAGTATGACAGCTGGCTAAAGCGCATGGAGGTTACTATTACCTCATCACCACAAGATGACGGTAGCTTTATCGCTTGTGAGTATGTTTGTGGTGGTACAGCTCGCGGTAGCTTTATTACTGGCACGTTTAAAAAGCAAATCATTGGTGTAGACAGCTTTCACACATATGCCTTCTCAATTGAAGAGGATCGTATAAAGTTTATCTATGACGGCGAAGTTGTTTTGGAAAAGATCATAGCAGGCGAGACTATCAACGGCCAAATCATGACAGGCGTCAAACCATTTGACATTGAGTGGCAGCCGCACATCGGCCTAGAATTTCGTGGGCCATGGATTGCTGGCCTAGCAGAGATGCTACCTCAAGAGATGAAAGTGGACTACGTCCGCGTCTTTGTGCAGGGCGCAGAGGAAGAGGAGAAGGTGGGCAACACTATCAGAGGTAAAAAGATGCGCCTCATCCAAGGCTAAAAGTTTTCCACAGCCTGTAGAAAAATACCGGCAAAAAGTCGGTATTTTCTATTGCATTATGCACGACGTTGCGCTATGATAAGTACATAAGCAAACGGGGCGAGAGCAAGACGAACTTTGCAACTTAACAATCAGGTTTTGAAAACAACTTTTAAAAGAAAGGATAAAGTAATTATGGAAGCAAAAGTAATTGCGACTATCGGCAAAATCGCCGCTATAGTCGGGTGTGCAGCGTCACTTACGCTGGCCTACATGGCAATCATACAATTTAACATTTTGGCTGTGTTTTTCATCGCGGCCGCATCATTTAACGTTTGGCTATTCTGTCAGTGTGACATTGACGACCGGCTAGCGAGTAAGGTGGTACGATAATATGCCGTTACTGATTATTATCTTACTGATTCTCTTTTTGCCATTGTTGGCCTCACCAATAGTACTTCTCTTTGTAGTGCTGTTTGTTGTCACGTACATCTGTGTGACGGTTTCAGACTACATCGCAAAGCGCAACCCAAAGTACGCAGCGTGGCGTGAGAAGAGACGCGCTGAGAAGGAAAAAGCGCAGATTGAATGGGAGGCAATCAAAGAATCAATGAAGCTTGATAAAGAGGAGCACAAGCGCAAAGTACACGAGCGAGCACTGGAGATTAACCGTGGCATCAAACAAAGCAAATAAGGCGAAGATACGGCTGAAGCTGAAACACTACAGTGATGAGCTTTATTACATGGTAGACGCGCTCAAAATGATGGACGATATGCTACGCGACGACAACGGCACACAGCCTGTCTATATCGCAAATGCGATGAGCCATATCAGTAAAGCATCAGACAGCTTATACAAAGCAGTCAAAGATGTTGAATCTAAAATATAAAGGGGAATAAATGAACTACAACACACCAAACTTAAACCAAGAAACTAACGACAAGTGGGCGCAGTTCGACACACTGAGTGATCACTTGCGCGGACACTGTAAACATGAAACTGAGGAAAGTATGACAGCTTACAAAAAACACATTGGGCAATACAATGACATGATGATTGATGCACCATCACCTGAGGAGCTGCTGGCTGAACGTAACAGCGTAGCACTAGGCGACGGGGTACAATCGTTTGCAATTCCACGATCAGTCATTAAGGGTGAACGCCCTGAGCCACACGACTGGCAAACACCAGAGGCTGAGCCTATCCAAGACGCAATGTTTGAGATGCAAGAGGTTGTAGACGGGCTGCCTGAAGCAGAGCTACAGACCTACAAGGATCAAATGCTGGCAGAGATTAGCGACCGTGAGGCTATTGTGGATGCTATCAACCGCCGGCTCGATACCATACGCGCTAAGCAATACACAGGCGGCGTACGTAACGCCATCACCAAGCAAGTGAAGATGTAATGTACAAATACACAATCATGTTTTGCCAGCGCCAACGCGAAAAGCCACGGGAGTTTGTGACTGAAGCGGAAGGCGCTCGCGAAGCGCTCAAAAAGCTTGAACAACAAAAGGGTATGATTTTCTCATACCGGATAACAAATGTAGAAAGGATCAAAAGTGCTTGAAGATTTAAAGAGCAATGATGGCGACGACAGTGTCAAAACTGTAGACCAAGCAGTGGCGCTACTTGGCGAAGTACAAGACTGGCTTATCAAAGAGCTTGCGCGGCCACAGCACTACCGAAAGCAACTAGCTGAAGCAATCACAGACATTGAAAAGGCTATCGATTTAACAATTGATTATGGCGAGAAGATGGGAGAG